CGGACCCGCGCCGCGCACCCGGAGGCGACTGGCGGCTACAGCGGCGACTCAATGAGGGCTTCCGGGCGCTCGCTTGCGGGGACGATAAGGACCTGTCTGACCGGACCGCGGAGGATAAGATTGCCGGGGGATTGCTGCCTGCGGATTTTGGGGATGAGCCGTGAAGAGCCTTCGTGTTGAATTGCGCTTCAAAAACGCCGTGCTCTGGCAGGCGTTACGGGATCGGTTTGGCAAGACGGCCAGGCTCTTGCTTGAAGGTAGGGCTGGCCTCAGATCGCCCATTCCGGTTGCCGCGCAAATTGCAGGTGTCTCTGCCGAGACTTTGCGAGAACTGTTACGTCTAGCGAAGTCGCCTTACAGGGCGAGAACTGCCCAGGCTACAGAAACTGCCCTCAAGATTGCGGAAGTCCTGGATATGCCCGTCAGTGAATTGTTCCCCATTGAATTGTACGCGCAGCGCTGGCCGAAACTCTGCGCTTACCATGTCGATGCCGAGATGTTCTTGCCGCTCGAAGCGGCTCGGAATCTGACAGTGCCGCCGCCAGATGAACTGATTGATACCCAGTTGTGTATCGATAAAGCACTCCTTCGATTGTCCCCACGAGAGGAGAAAGTCATTCGCCAGCGCTTTGGTCTTGATGGTGAGGAGAAAACCCTTGAGGAACTCGGTCGTGATCTAAATGTCACGCGCGAGCGTGTGCGGATGATCGAGGCGCGCGGATTAAGGCACTTGCGGAAATATAAGGCGCTTCTCGCTCTGAGGTGAGAAAACATGACTGCCCTGGAATCCCTCGCCGAGCGTTATCGCTTGAAGATCCGCCGCGACGAGTGCGGCGATCCGATCATCCCCGGGCGGCGAGGTCACCTGTATTGTGACGCTGGCAGGCTATGCCTGATGATGCTGAATGCTCGGCCCGTGCAGCCTCGGCGTCTACGGGAACTGGTCCGAAACCTACTAGGCGACGGAACTTTCTGGCAAGGCGACATCTCACGGACCCCGGAGGGGCGCAGAGCGCAGGACCTTCAGGCTTGGGGGTTACCTCCCAAGGCCGCGATCAAGTTGGCAGGAGTCAAGCGTCGGCGAGTACTGTCCGAGAGCCAGGCTGTGGCCGGCGCGGAACGCCTTGCGGCGGCTAGGGCAGCCCGGAGAATCGCTGGAAGTACACCTAGAACGCAACAATTGGGCCTAGAAATGCACGGGAAGGCGTGAGCTGTGAAATATGACACGGGCGTTATAAAACAGCCCCGAAACGGCCATTCCGGGCATACTACGACGGCCAAAGGCTATGTTCGGCTCACCGCTGGCCCGAACCGGCACCGATACGAGCATCGTGTGGTTATGTGTGTTTCCTTACAAATCTTCTGCCCGGAGTGGCTGAAGGCCCGATTGAATGGCGATGGGTTGCCCGCAGGCTTCCACGTTCACCACATCGACCAGCGCCGGGCGCACAACTGCCCGCAGAACCTGATGCTCTTGGACGCTGTGATTCACGACTACCTGACGCTGGAGGGGATCAAGCGGCGACGGTTGGCAAGACAACTGGAGACCCTGAGATGCCTAGAAGAAGCAAGGCGGTGACGTGAAACCTACTCCTATCCTGTTTCTTGGCGACTCCCCCGACCTCCAGACCGGCCTCGGACGCATCAGCCGCGATCTGGCCGTCCGCGTATCGTCACTCCCCGAGTTTCGTGTCGGGTTCCTAGGGCGTGGCGGCTGCGGTTCCAGCCAGCTCCCTTTCCATCAATACACTTTCGATGAGCGCTGGGACTGGGGTGAGCAACACCTGGAACGGGTCTGGCGGGAATTCTCCAAAGGCGATTCTGGCATTCTCATGACGATCTGGGACCCGGTCCGCCTGCATTGGTTGGTAGACCCCCGGCCAGAGGCGTTCGATCAACAGACATTCAGTTTCCTCCGCCGCCCGCCCTTCCGCCGCTGGGGCTACTTCCCGGTCGATGCAACCGGACCCGGCGACCGCCTAACCGGCCTCGCGGTCGCTGCCGTCAGAGGCTTCAACCGCCGGTTGGCCTATACGCCCTGGGGAGCCAGTATTCTTAGCGGTTCGCTCGGCACAGAGGTAGACTGGCTGCCGCACGGATATGACCCTGCATCCTTCTCGCCCCGCGAGCGTGCTCCCGGTCGGATGACTCTCGGCATTCATGCGCACGACATTCTGATTGGTTGCGTCATGACCAATCAGACCCGGAAGGACTGGGGCCTCGCATTCGCCGCCGTCGCTGACCTGCGTTCCAAGATTCAGAATTTGCGTTTTTGGGTTCACGTCGATGCGATGGTCCGCGCTTGGTCGATCTATGCCCTAATCCAAGATTTCGGGCTGGCAGACGTTGTTCGAGTCACGATGTCAGAGACCAAGAACGACGTGGAGTTGAGCTATCTGTACTCAGCTTGCGACCTGACGATCTTGCCGTCGCTCGGCGAGGGTTTCGGCTATCCGATCGTTGAGAGCTTGGCTTGCGGCGTCCCGGTTATTCACGGCGACTACGGCGGCGGCGCTTGCCTGCTGCGCAACGACGACGACCTGCTCGTGCGCCCCGTCAGCTATCGCCTCGACGGCCCCTACAATTTGCTCCGTCCGGTGTTTGAGCCTGCCGACTGGAGCGCCTGCATTCAGAAGGTGCTGGCCGAATCGAGCTGGCGCGACCCTGAGCGTGCAGTCGGTATCGTCGAGCATCTTCAATGGCCCCGGCTGTGGGAAGGCTGCTGGAAGAAGTGGTTTCTGGAGGGCCTGAAGTGACCATGACAGTCTGCATGGCCTGTCCTTCCGAACCTGTTAGCGGGCCTGGAGATGATCGGTACTTTGTAACGGGAGTCGGGTCGGTGGTTGCTATGTACCAAGAGTTACTTGAGGTAGCTAAGGCCGACATTCTGGCTTACCTGCATAACGACGTGGAGATTTACGATCCTGATTGGCCCGAGCGTGTGCTGGCCGAGTTTTCCGATCCTTCGGTCGGCCTCATCGGTTTCGGCGGCGCTTTGCGACATGGCAGCCCCGACCTTTACCGCTCGCCCTACCGCTTGCAGAACCTCGCTCGCTACGGATACCTCTCGAATACTACAGACGCCGAACAGCACGGCCAGCGATTCACCGGCGCGTGCGACGTGGCCGTGCTTGATGGCTTCGCTCTGATTGTTCGCCGGGTGATCCTGGAGAGAGCGTGGCACCAGGACGGGATGAAGCAGTGGGCTGGGTGGCCGGTTCACAAGTTGATCTTCCATAATTACGACTACTGGCTCTGCGGTGTCGCCCGCCGTCAGGGCTATCGCATCCGCATGGTCGGCGTCTCGTGCCTGCACAAAGGCGGGCAGACTTCTACCAAGCCTGCCTACCAAGACTGGCTTCGGGAGCGCGGGTTGACCGATGAGCAGACACACGCGGACGCTCACCGATGGCTGTGGGATGAGATGCGGGATGTGTTGCCGTGGGAGGTGAGGGCATGAGCGAACGTACTTGGTTTTGGACGGTTGTGATAATCGAGTTATTTGCGCTCTATCTCGTTTTCACATGGTTCCTGAAGGTCGGATTCCCTTGGATCAAGGCTTTTCTGGTCGTGAACGGAGTCAAGTTGCCATGAAAGCCCCTACATGAAGGGACTGTCGGTCGTGATGAAGAACAAACTGATATGACGAATCAAGCTGCTTACGATGTCTGCTTGGTATGCGGGGCAACAGCCCCAATGAGGTACGGTGGGGCGCTGTGTCCACACGGTCACGGACCTATGATGCACGCTGGACCTCAAAACGAGCTTGATAGACGCCAGGATCTCCTCTACCTGGATGCAGACATACGTGTGTTACGCGATCGCATTGAGGGACTAGAGCATTCGGTGCATGCTATTTGTGAAATACTCAAGCGCTTTGAGGAACTTGTCAAGCGCCTTGATGAGCTGGAGCGGTCAGTGGCTGATCTCCGCTACTATGTTGAGTTTCTGCATTGCGCTTACTTGAATAGGCGGAGTCCTTGAATGACCGTCAACATCGTCATGCTAGTCAAGGATCGCCCTCGCCTTACCGAGCAGGCGCTGTCTTCGCTCTACGCCCACACCGAGCGCGGTTCATTCAGTCTAACTGTTGTTGATGATGGCTCACAACTCCAGACTCGGGGCGTCCTCGATCTGACGACTACCGGGCGTGATGATACTGTCATTGTCCGCTTATCTCGCTCCAAGGGCATCGTCGGGCTGGTACGCAATCTCGGCATCCGGGCGGCGGAACTGTATTGGAGCCGGGGGGATTTGCTCTACATGAGCGACAACGACGCCTACTTCACCCCCGGATGGTTGGAGAGGCTGCTGGTCGCGTGGCCCGCAGCATGCGTGGAGGGCTACAGGATTCTTGGGGGATATAACCATCCTTACCACGCCATCGAGGGTATAGAGGTGGGCCGACCCGCGCCCGTTACCCCTTATCCGCACGGCGAGATCCGCGAATACTACACGGTCGGCGGGCTGAGTTGGTTGATGGAGTGGCAGACGTGGGACAGGTTCGGGATGCTGGATGCCAAAGTTGTGGGGGTGGCCAAGTCGGAAGACTGGGAGTACACACAGAGGATCAGAGGGGCAGGATTCAAGGTGGGTGCGGTGCATCCACATGTGGTGCATAACGCAGGGTTGACCAGTAGCTTTGGGGAGAAAGCAGTGGGGCATGAGGCGATGGCGAGAGTGGCGGGAGTGGTGATGGAGTGAATGATGATATACCGAGATAGGGACATTTACGTGAATCTGGATGAGGTGGTGGCGATACAGGATAGCGAAGGTTCACGAGGCGGGATAGTAGTCCTAAAGAACGGCATGACGCTGAAACTAACGTCATATCAGATCGATGCCATTCTCATGGCGCTGGAGCGTGCCGAGAAGCACGCTATGGGCGTAGGTCTAGGACTTCAGTTGATGCCTGAGGCGATTCAAGCGAACAAGTCATGAACATTCTCTACGTAGCTAACGAGTGGGACTACGGCGATCCGACCGCCGGGCGCAGCTTCGAGCACTACAACTTCTACGATTCCCTGCGGCAGATGGGACACAGGATCATCTACTTCGACTACTTCCAGAACTCTCGCCGACAAGGGAACGAGGCGATGAACCGCGATCTGGAACAGCTTGTCAAAGACGAACGACCCGATTTGCTGTTCGCCTGTTTCATGTACGACGAGGTCAGCCGCGAGACCATGCGGCGGATTTCCGACAGCGGCCTCACCACCACGCTTCATTGGTTCTGCGACGACCACTGGCGGTGGGACAGCTTCTCCTGTCAGTGGGCGCCGTGCTTCAACTGGATCGTCACTACCGCCAGCGAGGCTCCGGCCAAGTACGCCTCCATCGGCTACACGAATGTCATCAAGAGCCAGTGGGGAGCGAACCCTATCCTCTACGAGAGGGATAGGGATTGGGAGCACTCTGTAACTTTTGTCGGACGCTCGCATGGGGATCGCCATCTCTATCTCAACGCGCTTCGAGACGCGGGCATCAATGTTCAAGTCTGGGGTCCGAATCATGGAAACGGCAGGCTCACCCAGGAGGATATGATCCGCGTTTTCGGCAGTAGCAAGATCAACCTGAACTTCGCTGAGGCTGCCCAGCCGGGCTGTCGTCAGATCAAGGGGCGGAACTTCGAGGTTCCCTCCTGCGGAGGGTTCCTCCTGACGAATGTAGCCGATAACTTGGGCGACTACTTTGAACTCGGCAAAGAGATTGGTGTGTTTGAGGGGCTAGGCGATCTAGTGGATAAGGTTCGCTACTATCTTGCCCACAGCAGCGAACGAATGGCCATCGCCCGTCGTGGCTACGAGCGCTGCCTGCGGGATCACACCTATGAGCGCCGGTTTAATGAAATCTTTCAGAGGATAGGCCTATGCGAGAGGTAGCCTTAGTCGTTCCAGCCTGCTACCCGGACATCTTCGCTCAGTTCCTGTGTTCACAGCAGCAGTACGAGCCGGACACCTTCTGTCGCAAAATCCTGGTCCGCGACGGCCCGGCGATCGAACCTCCGTCAGATTGGGCAGTGGTCGAAGGCCCGCAGCCCTACGTCATGCCTCGTAACATCAACTTGGGGCTGCTGGCGGCCGGTAGGGCTGACGTTCTAATGGCGTCCGACGACACGCAGTTTATCACTCCAGATACGGTTAAGCGACTACAAGACGCCGCATATATGCGCTCCAAGATCGCGGTCGTTTCTCCCCGAATTGACGGAGGCTGCGGAATCGTAGAACAGCAAGTCGTGAAAGCGGACTACCGTTACTGGGCTATTACTGCTACCAGGCTCGCTTTCATTTTGATCTACATTCGCCGGGCGATCATCGACCTGATTGGCGGGTGGGACGAACAGTTCACCAGCTACGGGCATGACGACTTCGACTATTGCGAACGTATCCGCCGAGTAGGCTGGAACCTGCTCATAGCCGACGTAATCGTCAAACACGGTTTCCATTCGCCCTGTATGAACACCTACATGCGAAAGGGAACGGCTGATACCGCCGAAGGTGCGCGAATCTTCGCAGAAAAATGGGGGCAGCAGTGAGGGAGCGGATTGCCGACATCCTACGGACTATCCCCGATCCTACGGTGATTGAGTTAGGCGCTCATCGGGGGAATGATACAGTCTGGTTGCGGAGTCTGTGCTCTGGAGCGCCCAAATATCTTGCCGTTGAGGCCGATCCACGCCACTATCCCTTGCTACGCCAAATATGGGGGTTTCAGATGGTGGAGGCTGCAATCGCATCCTACACGGGCATGATTACCCTACACCTAAGCGACAACGATGTTGGTGTGGTTCCTGCTTCTAGTTCAATCCGGCAGCCGCTCTTGCATCAGGAGCACTGGCCCTGGTGCCGATTCGACCAAACTATCGAGGTACCCTGCGTTACATTAGATAAACTTGCAGGGCGGGAACTACCCATTGGCCCAATTCATCTCTTATGGGCTGACATCCAGGGAGCCGAGCGCGACATGATCGAGGGCGGTCGAAAGACCTTGGCCCGTACCCACTGGCTCTACATGGAAGCCTATGAGTGCGAGATGTACGAGGGACAGGCCGTGCGCTCGGAACTGCTGGCCATGCTGCCGGGTTTTCAGTTGGTCATGCAGGACGCGGAGAACGTTCTGCTGGAGCACGTATGACGCAAGAATCAAAACGCATAATCGTGATTTGGGATAGGCGGAGAATATCTACATGGCAGATGGAAGCTGTTGGCAAAGCGATGAAGGAGAAGTGGGCTATCATGGCACTCCTGATACGTGCGACGGATTTAGATGGCTCACCACTTGTTGTTTACAACATTGACCAGTTGGAGCCGGGCCAGTTTGAGCAACTTAGGGAACTTGTAGGCAAAGAGGTGAGCACGTGAACTCCAAAACCATCGTTTTGATGCGTCGTTGGCTTGCTCGGAACTGTTGGCGCCGAGAATGTCCTGCTCAGAAACAGGAGTTGCGCATGAACCCCCGAACGATCTTCTGGATTCGCCGCTGGCTGATCCAAAACCCAGATCGGGCAATACGTATCAGTTACAATCGGCAGGCTCCTGAGGGTGCAGCACGATGGCTAGTCCAAGGAGAAGCGCAGTCTATGACGCTAATGTACTCAAGGGGCGGCTCCTTCATCGAGGCGGTTGCTCGCTTTAGCCGGGCTGCCAATACCGATTACCGGGTCGAACGGATGATGAATGTAGACGCGATGCAGCTAATAGAGGAGTAGATGCTGAAACTCAACATCGGCAGCGGTCAGCGCCGCTTCGGGGAAAGCTGGACCAATATCGACCTCGTCTCTCGCCCGCCCGATCAGGTTCCCGACGTGCTCGCTGACGGCGCTGTCCTGCCCTTCCCGACCGGGAGCGCCGAAATCGTCTGCCTGCATCATGTCCTCGAACACTTTGGCTGCGGTGAGGGTGATGGCTTGATTCGAGAGTGTTGGCGTGTTCTCGCCCCTGGAGGCAGCCTGCTCGTGTTTGTCCCCGACCTCTGGCAACTCGCTCAGCGCTGGATTCTCGGGCAGATCAACGACTACATCTATTGCGTCAACCTGTATGGGGCCTACCAGGGGCTGGAAAGCGACAGACACCGTTGGGGTTTTCGCCGTCAAAGCCTGGCTCTTACCCTAGCAGGCGATGACTGCGTTCGTTGGGCGCAGATCAAGCCCTTTGATTGGCGGGCGATTTCGGGCATGAGCGCCGCTCGGGATTGGTGGGTATTATCACTGGAGGCCGTGAAATGACACTGACCACAACCATCAACCTAATAAACAAGCATCGCGCTTGTGTGGCGGCAGCGGCAGACACCGGTTTTGTCAGCGGTTGGTCCCTAGCGTGCATATCTGAGCGCTTCGCTAGCTTGTTATTTTTGATCGGCTTGGCCCCAGATGCGAACCCCGAGCATCTAGACAGCATCCTGGGAGGACTAACCTCCGTACAATGCAACGAGCCGATTAATTTGACAGTGATCCTCAATGCGAATGGTTTGGGGGATTGCCTTTGGGTGATGACCGTTGCAACCCAAGAGGATGTAAGTCCAGTGTGGGTGGAGTACTACCGTGCAATAGCTCCAGCACAAGTGAAGTATGAACAAGCGAGAGCCGTAGCGTTGGCTAATCATAAGGGCATAGACACGTGGGATGAATATAAACAAGCCCTCGCTATGGCAAAAGTTGAGTATACGCGGGGAAAGACCACAGCGTTGGCGGCAATTCTTCAGTGAAAAGAGGATGTCGATGAACTGGATTCTCTGTCCTCACCGCAATAGCCTGCATCTTACTCGCCCCGCTCTTGCCAGCTTCTATGCTCAGGACATCGGCAACCTCTTCATTCTGTTGATAGACAACAGCGACGAGGGCATCAGCCGATGGCTGCCGAATGATTCCGAAGCCGATCTTGGTATCTGGCATTCCCGCCCGCCCCGATCAGTGGCTGAATCTTGGAATGCCGGGTTGCGGTGGATATTCGCACAGAGCGAAGACTACGTTTTGGTGGTGAACAATGACGTAGAGCTTCGGCCCGATACGTATAGACGACTAGTGGAAGATGGCGGGGAGTTCGTTACTGGAATCGGCGTAAGAGAGCGAGAGAAGATCGGCAGTCCGTACCTGCCTCCCGACCCGGCCTTGAAACGCCCCCATCCCGACTTCTCTTGTTTCCTCATCCGGCGCTCTGCCTGGGACCGCGTCGGCCCATTTGATGAGAACTTCAAGATCGCCTTTTGCGAGGACTGGGATTACCACGTGCGCCTGCATCGTGCGGGCATCACCGCCTGTTCGCTCGATCTGCCATTCCTGCACCACGCCAGTCAGACTCTCAAAGCCGCTCCCGATGCTGAGGCCCATGCCATCCAAAAGCAGGCTGACCGCAACCGGGCTTACTTTCGAAAGAAGTGGGGCGTTGCAGGAGCCTCGCCTGAGTACTATGCTTTATTTGGGAACACCGCCCCGGAGGAGATAACATGACCCGTCGTTTTCTGTTGACGCTTCCGATTTTAGCGCTTCCGCGCTTTGATCGAGCACAAGAACTCCTTCGTCAGTTCTACATCGCTCCGGGGGCGCTTTTGTCCATCAGCAACATTGAGAGAATGATGTTATACATGCAGCTACACAGGGTCGGCTTAATCGACAACTGGACGCTTCTTGAAGGTTTGGAAATCCCCAATGTGGATCGGAAGGTGACATGAAACGCGACCTCGACAATCGCCCGGTCCCTGACAACCCCCGCTACGACGCCTCGATGCACAAGTTCTTTCATAACGTCCCGTTGGGGGAGTTTACCGCCGCCCTTGCTCTCCAGGAGGAGCAACGGTTCCGTGACTTGCAGACCTCCATGACCGACCCGCGCAACTCCCGTATGACGCTAGTGACGCTCTGCCGCCATCATGCCGTCACATTGACCGACCTTCAGGATGTCTGGCGGCGTCATCAGGTCAACTTGGGCCTGATGGCGATGTCCACGTTCGCTCCCAAGGTGATGGAAAACATCGCCTCCGATGCCGCCTCCTTCACCGATCTGTGCCCGACTTGCCGGGGCAAGGGCAAACTCAGCCGCAAGTCGAAGTCGCTCTGCCCGCGCTGCTCGGGTCATGGGGTCATCCAGAAGCCCGGCGACCTCGAATCCCGCCACATAATGATGCAGGCGCTGGGGGTCACCGGCGACGCCCCCCTGGTCGCTAACTTCAACTCCTTCTCCGCCTCTTTCGGCCCCGATCAGGGCATGGAGAAGATCATCGAGATGGTTCAGGTCAGGCCGGGCCGCCCTGCCGAGCCGGAGATTCCAACATGATGTACGTCACGCTGTTTCTGCTGCTGTTCTTTGGTATGGCACTGCTCGGGATGTTTTACGTCATCAATCAGGCTATGCTGGCCGAACTTCGCGTCCTTAACGAGAGCCTGCGGCGTCTGTATAACCTGGTCGAGGCGGCGCTGTTGGGCATCAAGCCCTCGCCAGAGGCTCTACCGTTTGACGATGACGCCATCACCTACGTAGACGAACTAGCCCAGTTGCGTCAGGAGATGCGTCGCAAGCAGGGCATCGTCAGCCCGGTGGGGCAGGAGACGGAATGAAATCCACGAAAGACGATGCCGCCAATGGCATACCTGTTCTTTGTCCCTACGATGAGTACAATCTGTCCGACGACGGCATGGATAGCAACCATTTCGTAGAACTTCCAGACGGGCGGCGCGGCATGTGGTGGGGAGTAGGAGGGGTTATTGCAACAAAGTGGTACGACGCGAATGAAACTAGTGGCGGCGTAGGGACATGCTGGAAGTGTAAGCGGAGATTCAGGCTGAAGGATATGATTGAGTTGAAGGACTGAGTGTACTCCGACAAGATCATCCTTCGCCGCACTGAGCAGGTCGAGAGCGCAACGAAAGTCCGCCTCAAGCGACACGCCCCGTCTGAGTCGCAGGGCCGCGCTCTTGAGATTCACTCGCTGGTGACTGACAAGGGATTGAAGCGTCCGCTGACCCGCGAGGAGAGCCTGTTCTGCATCAACGAAGTGCTGTTGTCGATGTGCGACTTCCGCTACTTCGCCGAACGCTACGCCACCATCGACATTGACCCCGAGATGGGAGGCGGCGTCGGCCCGATGACCTTCTGGGCTTCCCAGGAAATCATGCTCAAGCTCATCGGCCAGGCGGAAGAATCCCAGTGGGACTCCTTCGACCGTGCCAAAATAGCCGACGGTATTCGGATCGCCTGTCACAAAGCTCGCCAATTGGGAGCTACGATGTTGGCCCGCGCCCTAATGCTTCACCGCGTCCTGTTTCACAAGAATACCCGTTCGCTTGCCGCCTCCGTCAGTGAGGGTAAGATCCTTGAACTCTACCGGCGCGACAAGTTAATTCTCGACAACCTTCCTTGGTTTCTTCATCCTTCTATCGGTTTTGATGTGAAGTCTCAACATCTTCATTTTGATCGGCTCAATTCGCATATTCTTTACCAGCAGGGTCTTCAACATACTGGCATCGGGCAGGGAAGCAACTTTCCGACTGGTCATCTTACCGAATGTGCCTCCTGGGAATATCCGCTGACAATCGAGAACGATTTCTTCCCGACCTTGCCCCGGTCGATCGACACCCTCGCTTTTTTGGAAAGCGCCGCAAACGGTCGAGGCAACTGGTGGCATAGTTTTAGTGAAGCTGTCCGAGCAGGCCGCCGCGTCGATTGGATCTATAGCTTCACCCCCTGGTATATTGAGCCGAAGCGCTATCGACGCAATCCGCCTGTTGACTGGCGACCCTTCGAAACTACCGTACTGGCTGCTCGCAAGATTGAGGATACCAGCCCAAGGCTGGTTGGTTATCGCTACAGTCCTTCACCAGAGCAAATGTATTGGTGGGAGACGACTCGAAGAGCAGCGCAGGGCGACGGCGATGGGCACGTGGGGCCAAGTTCATCTACGCTGAATATCTTCCTTACGAATTATTGCGCCACTCCCGAGGAAAGTTTTCAGCACTCCGGCCAGGCTGCCTTCGATGCCGAGTTGATGGAGCGGCTGGACTTGAGAGCGCGCGCGGGCGTACCCTATGAATTGATACGGAGAGCATCATGATAAAAGGACCATATCAAATGTTGGAAGAGACGGGAGAGGCTTTTCTCAAGTCTGAGCCAAAATATGATGTTGATAGTCCAGACAGGTCCAATGTGTCAATCTCCGCCTCCGCAGGCAACCGTTTCACTGAGGCAGCCAATGAACTTGCAGCCCACTTGGATGCTGAGAAGCTGAAACATCGTCACCGTTTGGCTCGTGATGGTGAAAGGCGGGAAGATAGTCCCGCCGATGATACAGCGACGTGACTCCTAAAAGGGAGGGTTACTAAATTGGATAAACAGAAGTGGCGTTGCCTGGATTGCAAACAGGAGGGTAGTACTGCAATAGATGGAGCGTTGACGGATGATCTGATACGCTGCTTGATGGTTAGCCATGCGGAACTCTCACCCAACTGTCCGGGAACAAATCTGCAATGGGTAGTTCTGGAAGGTACAGAATATCATACTCCAACAGGAGCTTACGTAACTACTGTTTGGAAATGATGCCTACACCCACCTCCTATACGATCGGAACCACTCAGACTCTCTCTCCGCTCGACGCTGGGGAAATCGACCGCGACCCTCGCGGCATTATCTGGCTCTGGGAACCTCCGCGCCCACGCGCCTCCTACGTTATGGGCATCGACCCGACCATGGGCATCCCCAATTGGGACCGTATGCTGCGCACTCGGGATGACATTACCGTTGACAACGGGGCGATCACTGTCCTGCGAATCGGCCAGGAGCCTGAACCAGACGTGCAGGTTGCCGAGTATGCGGCCCCAATCGACCCGGAGGACCTCGGGATCGTCGCCAACGCCCTCGGGCGTCTCTACGGCGGCTCCAACGAGGATGGTCAGTGCCTTTCGATCATCGAAGTCTATCCCGGCCCTGGTCTCCAGACTCTGCGTAAGATGATTACGCTCGGCTACACCAACCAATATGTCTGGACCTATCTCGATGCCTTGGTCCCACATCCGAGCCGTACTGGAGCTTTGGGCTGGACCGCTACCGCCAAGTCGGTCACTCACCTATGGGTACGCGGGGCCAAGTTCATACATCGTGACCGCGTTACGATCAACAGCCCGTGGCTGATTGAGGAGATGCGCAGCGCCGAGATGGATCCCGTGAAGATGTCGGCCAAGGCCGCCTACGGCGCCCACGATGACCGCCTGCGGGCGCTCCTATTGACCCTATGGGCTGGCCACCACTGGACGATGGAAGTAGAGACCGAGCGGGAGCCGGTCCTTGCGGGCGAGAAGGTGCCCTCGTGGCAGGCCAGCGACATCTCAGCCGCTAAAATGTGGGATGAGTGGGAGGAGCGGTTTTCGGAACTGACGGAGGGCTAACCTCCATCTTGCCTCTCGCCCCGGCTTGCTGTATTGTATCTCCCGTATGGCAGCCGCCCCTGTGCAGTCCGCCCCCGCCCGCACCATCGTCCTGTCGATCGAACTTCCCGAGGAGACCTACCGGGTCTATCAGTCTCAGGCTCGCGCTCTCGGGCTGACCACTGAAGCCGCCATCGTCGCCCGCCTGCGTTCCTGCTGGTCCCATGACGATGGCCGATCGCTCTATTTCAACGATGAACGACGCCGGGAGCTTGAGAAGCTGCTTGGCCGCAACTTCCCTAGCGGCGGTCACGTAGTTGAGTTTCTGCGCCGCGCTAACACCATCAAGCTCGACGGTAAGCCTGTCCACATCAAGCCCGACTTGCTTCAGAAGATTAAGTACGCCGCCGGGCGCAAGCCGTTGGAGGACGCCATCGAGGAAATCGTCACGCGGGCGTTGCAGGGCTATCTCGGAGGATAAGGCCATGAAGCGGAGAACACTTGTTGTGATGTTGCCAGCACTGGCGACAGCAAATCTAGCCTCTATCGTAGATCTATGGGGTTCAGATTGTATTCCGCAGGATTTATTGTGCGACTGGCCTGAGCCAGTGTTCGTCTATAGGGGGATGCCGGTTAGTTGGACAGGATGGAAAGGCGCATCAACTTCTCGCCACATTTGTGGACAATGGACCGCATTGGAACGATTACCGAATGGCAGAGTCGGACGGTGTTTCTACGTCAATACGCCTGGAACTGGAGAGGGTCCGTATCGGCCAGGGGATGAGTTCTATATCGGTGGTTGGACACTTGAAGATGAAGAGGGAATGTTCAAGAAAAAATACCGTTTGCAACTGATTGAACAGGGTCGTCAACGTATGATCGCACTACTGGATCAGTACCTGTAGAGCCATGCCCTTCCTTGCCTGCTGCTCCTGTGGTCTAGCGATTGAGGGAGACTGTTCTCAGCATGGCGAACTGGCGGTCGCCCAGGCTGTTCGCCACCTGCAAATCGCCGATGGGCATATCGTCCACGACGATGAAGTCTCGATTACCTCGCTGCCAATCCGCCCCTACGGGTATCGGCATGTTCCTGCTATCCATCCATCGGAGCGAGCTGTTGTTTGGATGCACCCCAAAACCGGCGAAGTCCGCTACCCTGACCGCAACGACCGCCGGATGCCCGAGCGTTATGCCCGTCAAGGTTTCGTCCGCCATGATCTGCCCACCCTTCATTCCGTCGAGCGTTTTGAGCGCGATCATAACGTCCAAAACGAGGCTGCTTGGTTCGATCAAGGCAGCGGACGCAGCTTCCTTGAGGAAGGCTAACCTTGGCTGACCAGATTCCAACCTCCGACCGTGACAGCCAAGTCCACGGATGGATACGGGAAGCTATTCAGGAGGGGGAATCCTTCGTCAAAGCTCAGCCCGGCTACAACCTGATCGCCAAGTCCATCGAGGCTGTCGGCCAGACCCGCGAAGACATCCGCCCCGGAAACCTCTCGACTACCTCGGCCAACCATTACGCCAAGGTCGCCGACGACCTCGCTGCCTATCTGACCGACATCAAGCCTTTCTGGGAATACCGTACCCAGAACAAGCGCTACGAGAAGCAATCTGAAATCTTCGGCAAGCGCGCAACCCACTGGTACCTTCAGCGCCAGATCGACTTGCGCTTGCTGGAGGTTGTCAAGTATTGGTTAGTAGCGGGCACCGGATTTCCGCATGTGTTCTGGAACCCCGAGATAGGCGACACCGATGTTCGCGCCTTGGACCCTCGGGATGTTCTCCCCATTCGGCCCTCCTCGAACCTGACGTTGCAGGACGCTTTCGGAGCCGTCATCCGCGAGGAGCGGACAGTCAACTCGCTGCGCCGTCGGTGGCCTCAGTTCGCCTCCCAGATTCATCCTGACCGTGACGGCTCGACTTCCTCCCGGCAGGATGCTCAATCCCGCGCCGCCCAAATTTATGAGGCTGTTTCCCCATTCTGGGACCGCATCCGAGGCAAGGCAGCGCGGGAAATCCCTCGCATCCCCACCGCCGATCATTACACGGTCTATCTCCGGGACGATTCCCGTAATGAGAACAGCTACCCCGTGCAGATGGGCGAATTCGATCAGGCTGGCCGCCCGCTGACGAACTGGTCCTACATCGTCCAGCCGGATGAGCCGCTCTATCCGCGTGGGCGCTGCATCACTGCCACCAACACGGTCATCTTGCATGATGGTCCGAACAGGTATTGGCACGGCTTGATCCCGCTGCCTAAGTTCACCTTGAACCCCTGGCCGTGGTCATGGCTCGGCAAAGCGCCCTTGTGGGACCTGTTACCGCTTCAGAAATCTCTCAACAGCCTGCTGAGGGTGGTCGATGACCATAACGAGAGAGTAGCGCGTCCTGGCCTGATCGCCGACAAGAACTCGATCAGCAAGTCGGAGTTGAACTCGATCGACACCCGCCGGGCCGGTCTGCGCATCCGCCACAATCCTACCGCCGGAAAAGGCGTGGTCTTGGCGCTCGAACCGCCGCTCGACCCGACGATCGAGAAGACAATCCAGTTCCTCATCAACGAAATGGACACCCTGAGCGGCGTTCGGGATCTCGGGCACCTCTCGCGGCTCAACCAACTCCCCTCCGGTGACACCATTGAGCGGCTGGTAGAGGCCATGACGCCCAAAATCCGCCTGTGGAGCCGGATGATGGAGTCCTTCGTCCGCGAGTTTGCGATGATGTTGGCCTATAACTTCGCCCAATTCGACACGCTGCCGATCCGGCTGCACCTTCTAGGGGAAGATGGCGTTACGCCGGAGGACTTCGACTTCGATCCGGGCAGCTTGATTCCAGACTATGTCCACGCTTCTGACTTTGACAATCGCGGGGTAGCGACCGCCGAGGCGCTGGCCCGAGGGCCGATGCCTCGCTTCGACCGGGCGCAAGAGTTTCTGCGCCAGTTCACATTCCATATCGCTCCGGGATCGCTGCTGTCGGCCAGCGAAATCGAACGGAAGTTGTTGTATCTGCAGTTGGCGCGGGCTGGTCTGGTGGACCCCTGGACGCTTCTTGAGGTCTTAGGCATCCCCAATGTAGGCAATCCCCCGTCAGGGGCCAACAGCATCACTGAGCGCTTACAGGCCGCTCAATCGCTCGGCATCGGGATGCAGGTCAATCCGGCGGGGCGCAAAGCCAGCGGGCAGGAGATGCCCAGAATGGTGATGAAAGAGAGCTAGATAGGAGTAATATATGGCGCTTCGCGCAATTACCGTTACTCTCGGGGCGACAGCGACCCGTGCCATTACCGCACACACGCCTATTTCATTCTTGATGGTCGAGAGCGAGACAGGCAACGCCGATGTCAAAATCGGCGGCTCCGGCGTTTCTGCTACTGACTACGGCGCTATCGTCACCGCCGGCCCGAACAACGCAAAGCGTATCGGTCCCTTCCCGCACGGGATCACGAACCTTGACGAGTTCTACTTCTTAGGCACCGATACCCAGAAGATTCACCTTTTGGCGATCACGCCGTAAGGAGCTATCGCCGATGTCTACTTGGGGCGTGCCTACACCGCAGATCACCCGCTTTGTCGGGCCAGTCATTGACGATCGGTTGGAGAAGTTGATAGCCAATCAGTATCGCGCCGCTGAAGCCCTGGAGTCGGCCAAGGACGAGCTTCGTGCGCACACGCAGGGGAACCAGGTCGAAGTCCTACTGATCCTGCGGGGGTTGCAAGAGCAAGAAGCGAACGATCAAACGGCGCTGGTCGCCGCGATGGCTGCTCTCAATGCGACACTCCTTCAGGAGATTGATCGAACGCAGGTACGGATCATTGAGATCCAGCGCGAGCAACACAATGATCTTCAGAGGCGATTTGTCTGGATGGAGGATCATTTGTGGGAACTATTCTGCTACAGCCTGTGGCAGTGGATCAAGGTTTGCGCTGACCGAAGCTGGACGGCAACCAGCAAGTTGTGGAGAAGGCCCTGATGCCCGTCTCGAACACTCCCTGGGCAGGCACGCTTACCCTGACTACGGCTAATACGCCTTATCAGTTGTCGCAACTACTTAGTGACGTCCCCGCAGCCCGTCGTCCGATTATGGGCAACCCCCCACGCGCTCAGTTCGTCGCTATCCAAGCCAACCCCGATGCTGGCGGCGCTCGTTTCTACATCGGCAATCCTGACTTGAGTACAACCAACTACGGCGCGCTGATCTACGCCACGCAGGTCTGGCCGATTTATTCGATGGACGTGAACCTCATCCGGCTAGACCACATCTACTTGGCTTGCGACACTAACGCCGAAACGGTGAATGTCCTCTTTATAACACGATGATGCGGCTGATCTTGTTATTTGTGTGTCTGACCACGTCCTTGCTGGCTCAGGCCGGCAACACCGTGATTCTTCGTTTCGCCGGCGTGCCGGCAGGTTCTTGCGCTCCGATCATGCTGGCGGTCAACAATGCCAACGGAAATTTGTATGATTGTCAAGCGGGAGCGTGGAATCTGGTCGGCCCCGGTGGCGGAGTGGGCGCGCATAATTTCCTGTCTGCCACCCATTCGGATTCGCTTGCTTCCAGCCCGGTTCTGGGCGGCATCGTTGCAGCAAACGCTACGCCGGCATGGGCGCAAGTTACCGGCAACACAACGACAACTAAACAGTTCCTCACTCAAACCGGAACCGGCGCAGTCAGCGCCCTTCCGGCCTGGGCCGTTATCGTCGATGCGGATGTGCCGGCTACAATTACGCGGGATTCCGAGGTCAATGTCCAGGGCACGGCAAACGAGATTACCTCCAGCGGGTCTGGCGTCGCTCCTACGCTCTCGATCGCAGCAGTTCTGAATCTGAGCACAAAAGTACTTTCTGGCGGGTCCCCTTTGGTGTTCGAGGGGGCTACTCCTGATGCCTTCGAGACAACGCTGGTGGTAACGGAGCCAACTGCGCCACGAACCCTCACGGTGCCCAACGCGGACAGTGCGGCGGTTCAGCCCTTGACCTGTTCCGGGACGGACAAGGTAAGTGGGGTTTCGACCCTCGGGGTCATCACCTGTTCGGCGGACGTGGACACGACGGCGGCGCATAATCTGCTCTCGGCGACACACACCGACACGGCTGCGGCGAGCGCGGTTCTGGGGGATATTCTGGCGGGGAACGTGACGCCGGCGTGGCAGCGAGTGGCTGGCAATACGACCACCGCCAAACAGTTTTTGACCCAGACGGGTACGGGGGCGGTGAGTGCCCTTCCAGCGTGGGCAGCGATTGTGGACGGCGACGTACCGGCGGCAATCGCCCGTGACGCCGAGATCAACGTCCAGGGAACCGCCAATGAGATTACTTCAAGCGGAGCGGGCGTTGCTCCCGTGCTCTCGTTGTCCGCGTCGCTCGACGTTTCGGGAAAGGAATTCCTCGGTGGAAGCCCGTTTCGGATGGAGGGCACGACCAACGATAATGTGTACGTCACCGTCGTCGTGACCGACCCTACGCTGGCGCGGACGTTCACGCTTCCGAACGCCGATAGCGTCGCCGTTCAGCCCGACGCCGGAGCCGCGAATCAATTCTTAACGGCCATCTCGACGCTCGGGGTCATCAGCAAGGCGCAACCTGCGTTCTCAAACCTCTCAGGTTCGGCGACCTTGGCGCAACTCCCGTTCGGGACCGCCAACCAAGTTCTCGGAACCAACGCCGGGGCCACGGCGATCGAGCACAAGAGCTTGGCGACGGGCACTACTGGAACCGACTTTGCCATTGCCCACGCGGCCAACTCGGTTACGTTCAACCTCCCGTCGGCGTCGGCGACCGTTCGTGGGGCGCTGTTGTCGGCGGACTGGACGACCTTCAACAACTCCGTCGATTCTGTGTCCGGCACCGCCAGTGAAATCGGTTCGACCGGGGGACAAACTCCGGTTATATCGCTGGCTGCGCAACTTGCCCTGTCGGGGAAAGAACTATTGGGCGGATCGCCTATCCAGTTCGAGGGCACAACCGATGACAATGTCTACACCACGATTGTGGTGACTGACCCGACTCTGGCTCGTACCTTTACCCTGCCCAATGCGAACAGCGTGGCGGTGCAGCCACTGACTTGCTCGGGCAGCGACAAGGTGAGCGCCGTATCGGCTCTTGGCGTCGTTGCCTGCTCGGCGGACGTGAGTGGAGGGACTCCCGCATGGGAAAGTTTGGTGAATTCCGCCGATACCGCCACATCCTACACCTCAAACAATACTGCCGAGACGGTCACGTTCTCGTTTGAATCGGCGTTTGGGGCGAGTCAGCAATTCTTAATCCGGCAGCAGACCGGGAATCCCACTGCCGGTACGCTGCTCGATGTTCGGGCGGCGGATGCGCAGGTGACGGTATTTCGGGCGGGCGACGGGACGAACGGGATCACGGTCAGCCAGACCGGGGCGCTCACGGCTGAGGGAACCGGGTCGATTACCGCGACGCTGGGCGACAGCGCTACATCCTTTTGGGCCGCCGGGCAATGTGAAGCTGCTCGGGGTTGCACGGGCGATGACACCAGCGGTACGACTGGGGTGCCTCGGATCACGGCTGGAAACTGGACCTATGATGCGGGGATCTCCCATCTCGCGGCTTCTACCTCAGCGGACTTGTTGGGTGTTTTGAATGATGAGACCGGCACAGGAGTGGCAGTCTTCGGAACTTCCCCTACCATCACAACCTCGCTATCCCAGGACGGCGACGCAGCCGATGCCGGGTACCTGCGGTTACAGAATGCCGCCACCATCGGATGGGAAGCCTCCCCCGCCGGGACCGACATCACCCTCACCGTGGATACCTCCGAAGTGATGCAGGCCTCGGGCACCTTCAATGCTGTCACCCTCACGGAGAGCGGTAATGCCGTTCCCAACGCGACTGACAACCTTTCATTCTTTGCCGCCACCACCTCATTGCAGTTACTTGGGGTCATCAGCGACGAAGTCGGCTCTGGCGCTTTGGTCTTCGGGACCTCGCCGACGATCACTACATCTCTTTTACAAGATGGGGATGTGGCGGACGCCGGATACTTCCGTCTACAGAACGCCGCCATCATCGGATGGGAAGCCTCGCCCGCCGGAACCGATATAACCTTCTCGGTCGATGCCTCCGAGATTTTCCAATTCAGCTCGATCGTGAATGTGACGACGGGGTTGAGGGTTGGGGGCGCGGCTACCACTGGGAACTACCTACGGGGCGACGGGACGAACTTCATCTCCGCCGCCATCGTCCACGGCGACCTCCCCGCCGTGGACCGCACGCGCCAGATCATGTTCATAGTCGGGGCCGACAACGGTGCGGTTATCGTTGACGGTGACGATCAAGCGACGATTTACATGAACAGACTCGGACAGGGGATCACGATCACAGAGGTTCAGTGCGAATCAGACGCGGGCAGCCCGATCATCAACTTACAGCGCGACGATGGCAGCCCGGCGAACATCTTGTCATCGAACCTGACATGCTCGACCTCGGGAGCGACGGGAACGATCGACACGAACGAGGACAACGTGGCAAACACCGAGCGGATCGACTACCTGATGATCACGGCAGGCGGGACGGCGAAGCGGATCACGGTGGCGGTAAAGTTCGTTGTGGATTAAGATGAGCCCAATTCTCGCCAATGACTATTTTCCGTACAGCAACGTGTGGTAAAATCGACGAAGGAGGGATGAAACATGGCTGAGGTGCAAGCAGGACTGACTGTCGATCAAATTGCGCAGATTGTAGCCCAACTCACTCAAGCCGTTGCGGCAGCCCAGGGGGCTTCCCAGACGGTTCAACAGGCGGTACAAACCGCCAACACTCTCATCGCCGACTTGACGCAGAAGACATCTGAGCAAGTCGCGTCCGGAGTCGCGGCCTCACAGGTCGAGCAGGCGGAGACATTCTCCGCCGAGGCGATCCAGGCGGCGGCGGCGGGCAAAACAGCGAGACTGCACTCGGCTGGGCCGGACCACGCCGGGACGTTGTTCAACAACTTGAAGTGGCTGTCGGATACCTGCCAGCTCACTCACTTCACCCAGCTCGCTCTTAATCAGGGGTTGTTCCAGAACGCGGCCAATCAGGCGCAGAAGGAACTGGCGACGCTCAACGCCGTAACGACTCAGCACCTACAAAACGCGGTGAACGCGGCCAAGCAGCTCGATACGATGTTTGCGTCCCATTATGCAGATGCGAGCAAGCAGACCAGCGCGCATAGCGACATCGCCACTGACCGTATTTGGAACGTCGATGAGCAGAGTCACATCGTAAGCGAGATTCTGCGGCAGAATACGTTCAAGGATGCGATTGCCGGGGCGGTGGCCGCGGCTGTAGCCGAGATTGTGGCGGGCAAGAAGACGGCGTAATCGGGCTAGGCCCTTCGGAGAAAACGCCGAAGGACGAGTATGAAAGGTGTCGGCTCAAGAGAGTTGTGTTTGCAATTCGCAGAAAGTAGGATGGCGATGAAACGGATTCTATCGGCTAGTGGGAGGGATTGAACATGGCAACCTACGGGATTCTATACAACCACCAAGACCTGACGGCAATCGCCGCCAACGTACAAACGAGCCTGACTGATGCGCGGCTTACAAATCAAGAGCGTCAGGTTGCCAACCGTCATTGGAACGCGGGCCTGAATGCCTGGTCCACCGCCCCGGTTGCTCCTTTGGAATGGCAGTCGGGCGATCCCGACACACGGGTCGTAGTAGTCAGCCACCCGCAAGTTAATATTCAACAGCTCATTGATCTCTTGCGGGCTGTGGGGACGCGCATCCCCGGTGCTTCCTACATGTTGGCGATTGCGGACGATATTGCAAGACCGAGTGGAGGTCAGCAACCGTGGCCACCGGCATGAGAACGATGCGGTATCTCGCTTGGGTTTTCGCCTTCGCTATTTGCTACAACGGCGCGGACATGCTCCAGATCCGCAAGGCCGTAGATCAAGGTAGGAGAGATGCCAGGATCGCTCCGACGATTCGCAAACTTGCGGAGCGTCTATGGCAGGCAGGCGTCAAGGATGCGGACAAGGCCAAGGAGGCGCACGTCATCTGTAGGGGTAACGGTGATGATCCCGACATGCGGCGGCTGGAAGTGACGGGGCCGCTCTACAGGCCGGATCTACGGAAGGTGCTCTACGTTATAGGCGAGACCGACAACGGCTACGCCAAGGCGCTGGCGGACGACATGGCCGGGGATCTGGAGGTTCGGCGGTGAAACTGCTGGCGCTGTTGCTTCTCTGTTTGCCTGCATGGGGGGCGCACACCTACATCACCGGCTTTGAGATGGGGAGCCTAGGAGAATTTCCTGTTATTGGCGGATTTCCAAGTATTCAGGGAACAACGGTCAGAACCGGAGCTTTCGCGCTGCAAGTAAATCCTACAGCCACCGATGGCTGTAGGATTTACTT